TTTGATTATAATGGATTCGATTTACTAAAAGCTTCTGTTGGATATATGAATGAAGCTGAATACCAAGGTAAAAAAGTACAGCTAAATAAACCTAAACGTGGTGGTTCTAAAAAATTCTACGTTTATGTAAAATCTAAAAAAGGTAATGTTAAAAAAGTATCTTTTGGGGATACAGGTCTTTCAGTTAAGTTTAAGAAGAAAGGAGCAAGAGCTTCTTTTGCAGCACGTCATAAATGTGCTACTAAAAAAGATAAAACAAAAGCAGGTTACTGGTCATGTAACATTGGCCGTTATTGGAAATCATTAGGAGGTAGCTCAAACTTCTCAGGTTACTGGTAAGTAGATACTAATTGGTTATATGAACAGACGTTTTTTTCACCAACAACAGAGCGTTAGAAACGCTTTCTGTAATCCACAGTCTAGACCCTTCGTCTTAGAGGCATGCTTTGAAATCTTAAATATTTTCGAACCTAAAAGTTTTCTTGAATTAGGATTTGGAAATGGGGATTGGTCATTAATGCACTCAGATTGTTTTTCTCATAAACCTTATTCTAATCAAGTTAGGTATTATGGAATAGATAATTTTGGACTTTGTACTAGAGAAGGTTCACATGAGTGGTATACATGGGCTAGAAATGTAGAAGAACTTAGAAGAAGGATTGAAACCTGGAAATATTTAACAGGTACAGGTAGTTCTTTTTTTCCAAGCGATGGCGACATATTAAATAATCTCCCTGAAATATTAGAAAGCTATAATACAAGGTATGACTGTATTAGATTAGATTGTCTCTGTAGTGACGTTTCAGATATATATAAAGTACTAACTCAAACATTAGAATATGTTGAAGATACTTTTATCTTACTTGTTGACGACTGCGGACTTACACAATGCCCTCAGAGGTTAAAAGCTTGCATACAGTTAGTAGAGGAGGAAAAAATAATACCTTTATGGATCTCAGATGATGAAGTGGGATTTGTATCTCCTTCTTTTGATGTAGAAAGATTTATTTCTGCTTTTCGTCAAAACCATAAGGGTAAACTCTATAAAGCAGAGTACGATAGGCATTTTGAGTTTATAGATAATTATACCTTCCCAGTTCTTATAACAAAAGAAATGTGATGGAAGATAGACCATATAAAGAAATAAAACAAAGTGATTATATTATTAGAGAATTTTCTCAAAGTATCCCTACCTTAGAACTTGTTTGGCATAGAGACAAAGAAGATCGTATAGTTCAGGCTACTCATGATACCGACTGGTTATTTCAATTAGATAACATGCCTCCACAGAGATTCACAAAAAACAAACTATTTATACCAAAGGAAACCTATCACCGATTAATTAAAGGAACAGGTGATTTAGTTGTAAAAATATGGCAAAAGGATTAACTTTAGGTAACTACATAGATAAACCTAAAAAGAAGAGACCGGGCGTGCATGCCAAAAGTAAGTCATCAAAGCTCAAGAGCTCTAAACTATATAAAAAGACCTATAGAGGACAAGGAAAATGAAACTATCTGATATCATTCTTAATGAAGCACCAGGACCTAGACAAGCTACAGTAAAACTGAGTGAACTAACTTTTGATTTACTTGTATCTATGTTTGGCGAACCTCCTTTCAATTTACCTAACCCGGATGATTCATATTCAAGTATCTATAATGATACTCAATTAGGATATTGGACATCAGCTATAGAGAAGAGATATGGAGATGTAAATATTAGAATAGACACAGAAGCAGGTCACTGGGATAAAGTTAAGGTACTAGACGATAAATTTATATCAGATAAGAATAGATACACAGCCGGAAAGGCAGCCTGGTTGGATAAAGAAAGAGCTGCAGGTAGAACATCAGGATTAGATTAATATGAAGTTATCAAAAATCATATTAGAGAACAATAAGTATGTAGTGAGAGAACAGTTAGACCTTTCTGATTATGATATCGAAAGATTAACTGAAGCGATTACTACCAAGCTTGAAGATTATCTTGACATAGATAATAGAGACCTTTTACTTAAATCAGTTAAAGGAGCAATAAAAGAATTACTTCAATAAAAAGTTGCTCGTTCGAATAAAAGTTCTTATCTTATCTATTAAGATACGGACTGGTTTATGGATTATACTTTCCTATTAGGATCAATAGAAACTATTTTGGGCAAAAGTCATAAGAGAGCTAGAGATAACTATGCTTTCCACTGCCCTTTTTGTAATCATAGGAAGCCAAAGTTAGAAATTAATATGGCAACCAATGAAGAAGGACATAACCCTTGGGAATGTTGGGTATGCCAAACTAGAGGTAGAACTATTAGATCCTTACTTAGACAATTAAAAACCCCACGAGCACAAGCAGCTGATATACTAAAGTACCTTCCAAAAGGTAGTGAGATAGAATATAAAGGACTATCTATAATAGAACTACCTAAAGAGTACCAACCGCTTTATAAAGCCTCTAGTGCTTCAGTAGTAGCTAATCTTGTTAAAAATTATTTATATGAACGAGGGCTTACCGATAATGATTTTATTAAATATGGGATTGGATACTGCACATCTGGAGAATATGGAGGACGAGTTGTTATCCCAAGTTATTCTGAATCCGGTTCACTCAACTTCTTTGTTGCGAGAAGCTATGATGGCAACTATTTTAAATACAAAAACCCTGAAGCATCAAAAGACATAATCTTTTTTGAAAGTTTAATCAACTGGAATGCTCCTGTAATTTTATGTGAAGGAGTATTTGATGCTATAGCTATCCGTAGAAATGCTGTTCCTATACTGGGAAAAAGCTTATCTAAATCACTTTATAAGAAATTAATTACTAGTAATGTAAATGAAATATACATTGCTTTAGACACAGATGCTAGAGATAGAGCTCTAGAAATCGCTGAAGACTTACTTAACCAGGGTAAGAAGGTGTATGTGGTTGACCTACCAGACAAAGATCCGTCTGAGATGGGCTTTAAGACCTTTACACAATTTATACAAACTGCAGAAGAATTAGATTTTTCTAAGATGATGCTGCATAAATTAGACCTATGATAAAACAAGGTATGAATATTCTCGAACAAAACGAGAAAAAAAGACTAGACTTTAATCCTGAATTAAAACAGATTAACTTTCTAGACAGAAGAGTTTATAAAAGATCAGAAGGAGTATATTACCCGTCCGTAACTACTATACTCCAGTATATGCCCAAAAATAAGTTTTTTGACACCTGGTTGAAAGACGTTGGGCATAACGCTGATCTGATTATGAGAAAAGCAGGAAAAGAAGGAACACAAGTACACGAGGCTTGTGAGAGGTTGATTAAAGGTGAAGAACTTTCCTGGATGGATGATTACGGTAATGCAAAGTACTCTCAAATAGTATGGGAGATGATATTAAAATTTGCAGATTTTTGGAGAACCCATAAACCAGAAGCTATAGAAATAGAAACTTTTGTTTGGTCAGATGAACATAAGTATGCTGGTACTGCTGACTTAGTTGTTAAAATGGACGGAGAGGTATGGTTACTAGACCTTAAAACATCTAATAGCTTACATAAATCATACGATCTTCAGCTAGCATCTTATGCTAAAGGATTAGAAGAATCTAAAGGAATTAAAATAGATAGAACAGGTATACTTTGGCTTAAAGCTAATACTAGAAGTAAATCAACTAAAAAGGGAGTTTACCAAGGTAAAGGTTGGCAGATTAAAGTCATAGATGAAATTGAAAAGAACTTTAACTTATTTAAGTTAATATATGAATTGTATACTTTAGAGAACCCTACAACTGAACCTATTTATAATAGTTATCCAACTATATTAAAATTATGAAAAACCTTATAAAAATTTGTTTCTCTGCACTTTTTTTCTTATCTTTAGTTAGTTGTGGTACGTATAAGTTTCAAAGCAATAGCAACAGAATAGAATCAGTTCTAGCTGTAACTACTGCAGGCGATACAATACAGGTACCAATAGATAAGATAGTAAATGAATATTATACTGGCAGATATAATGGTTGGCAATTTAGATGGTACGATAATTGGTTTAATTACTACAGTTTCCCCTACTATTTCTACAGAGATTATAATGGCTGGAACAGGAGTCCTATTTATTATAGCACACCTAGTAGACCGCAAATACAGCTACCCCTGGGTAGACCAAGAGTTAAAGTAAAAGGACGAAGAGGTAGTAATAATATTGAAAGAAATGATCAAATTAACAGACCTAATTTTAGAACGCCAAGGCCGACCGAAGGTGGTAATAATGGCAGGAGGGGCAGGAGCAGGGAAGTCATACCTTCTCAACCAACTAGACCTAAAGTCACTCCCCCAAGTCAACCCGGACAAATACGTAGAGGATCCACAACACCCCGCGTACAACAACCTGTCCCAAGGAGCTCGTCTGGCAGATCAAGAAGCGGAAGACCTATCCAACAATAAAGAAACTTTCGTTTGGGATACAACAGCTTCTAATCCTAAAAAAGTTAAAGAACTAAAGGATAAGGGATACGATATCTACATGGTTATGGTGTACACCCACCCAATGATATCCTACATTTCTAATTTTTCAAGAAAACGTAATATACCCTCAGCTGCTGTATTTTCTACCTGGCGCAACGTTTATCAACTAATATCGGACTATGATAAGATTACAAACGGTAATCTTTCTATTTTTATATCTGATAGAGGAGGTAAATATAAAAATGAAGTAGATGCTTTTAATTTAGCATCAAAAAACGGTCCTACTGGAATTAAAGACTACCTACAGAAGTATAATGAAAAGAACGGTATAGAAGGATCTACTTTCAGAAAACCAATCGAAATGTCTCAACAGGAGGAAGAAGAATTCTTAAAAGCAACACAAGGTGTAGACTGGGATAAAGATTCTTATGGTGAAGATAGAGCTATTAAAGATGCATTTTTAAAAGCATATCAAAAAAACGGGACTGGACCAGGAGCAGATAAACTTAGAGATGCAGTTGTTAAGTATAGAGAAAGAAAAGCTAAGCAAGAACAAAGAGAAGATGAAGTACTAGAAAATATTGCAGAAATGCTTTTTAGTCCTAAATTCCAAGAAAAACTTAAACATTCTTCACCTCAAGAAATAGACCAAAAAGTACAAGCGTTTCTATGATAGCACTATACCCAGGAGCTTTTAAACCACCACACAGAGGACATTTCGAAGTCGTTAAAAGACTATTGAAAGGTAATCACGGGGGACATATTTATACTAAAGATAGTGCTTCTGATGCTAGTGCAAAAGCTTTAGCTGGTCAAAAAGGTAAAGTAGAAAAGATCACTAAGGTAATAGTTTTTCCCGGTGGTGGAGAACGTAACGGTATTACAAAAGGTGAATCGATGGCTATATGGAAAATATATGCTAAATATTTACCCGGTATAGAGGTTAGAGATGGAGAAAAGAATCCAATGTTTGCTGCTAAAGATTATGCTACTGCAAATGAAGAAGAGCAATTCTATGCTGTAACTGGAATAAGAGACGAAAGTGATGTTGCTGATTTGAGGAGAATAACTACTTTCGGTAAAAATAATAATGTTGAAGGATTATTAGTACCTTCAGCAGAAGGAGATGGAGTAAGAGCTACCGATTTAAGAAAAGCTGCCTTGAGCGGTAACCTTGATGAGCTTAGAGACTTTTTTCCAAAAGAAATAAATAGAGAAGAACTTTTATCTATACTAAAGATGCTAAAGGACAATATCATATCAGAAGTAATGAATCAAAAGATGGAAGATCTTTTTGAAGCTATGTTTATTACTGAGGAAGATACTCCTGAAGAAGAGCAAAAAGAAATACCCGAATATACTAAATATATAGCTTCTGTATTAGAGTACATGCTAGATCAAAAGATGAAGATTACTCCATTACCAGAAGTAAAAACTATTAAAGATGAAGCTAATGCTGCAGACTTCTTCGGTAAGACTGCATACTATGATCCTAACAAACAAGAGGTAGTCCTATTCACTTCAGGGAGACACCCTAAAGATATAGTTAGATCGTTTGTACATGAAATGATTCATCATATGCAAAACCTTGAAGGTAGGTTAGGCAAAATTGGTACTAGTAATACAAATGAGGATGGTCATCTATTAGAAATAGAAAAAGAAGCTTACTTAAAAGGAAATATTACTTTCCGCAACTGGGAAGATTCAATTAAAAATGGTTCTAAAAAAGAGGTTATGGCAGAAGGTAGATACGACGCTATTACAACTTACTTAACAAACAAAAGTATAGCAGCTGTAAAAATGGCTCTTACTAAAAAATTAAATCATTTTAAAGAAGGCCATTTTGGTGATCCATCAACTGAAGATGCTAGAATACAGATGAAATCAGTAATGGCAGAATCTTATCCGATTCTACTAATTCAGATACCAGAAGATCTAGAAAAAGATTTCCAAAAAGACCCAAACCTAGAGTTTAACTTTGAAATGAAGGTAATATTTGTAAAAGGTATAAATCAAATACTTAGAGACGGTAGTGCTGATATGGGCGGCTGGAAAGGAGATACTTTCGTTACACCAGAAGTAGAGATCAATTTTGTTTTAGACCCTTATAACTTCCCTGGAGATTTTGAAGAGTTATCTAGTCAAATTACTGATGTACTAAGACACGAAATAGAACACCTAACACAATCTGGCGGTAACGAAAGAGGAAAGACATTTGATAAAAACGCACAGTTTGGTGGTGAGTTCGGTACTAGAGAAGAAAGAGTATTTAGAACTAAAATGAGAGATGGTATTATTGCTAATGGTAAGCAATACCTAATATTACCTTCTGAGATAGATGCTAACATTCAAGGTATGTACCTATCAGCTAAGAAAGCAAAAAGACCTTTTGTTGACGTAGTAGATCAATATCTATATGCGTACACAGAACAGTATGATAAAGACGGCAAGCCTTACCTTACACCAGAAGATGTAGAAGATGTTAAGAGAGTATGGGGCTTAAGACTTAAGTCACTTGGAATAAAACAAAAACTATAACGGTTATGAGCAAATACAAATTACAAGATTTAATGGAGGCGTACCCGCTTCCTGAAGTTAAAGAAAAACCACCATATAAAATATATTGTGATATGGATGGCGTACTAACAGACTTTGAAAAGAGATTTGACCACTTCACTGGAATGAACCCTCAAGAGTATGAAAAGAAGTTTGGGACAGAACAATTTTGGCATCTAATTGATACTAAGATTGGAGTTAGGTTCTGGGTAGGAATGGATTGGATGCCTCAAGGTAAACAATTATGGGACTTTAT